TAATTGCCGTTTGTCCAATGACATACGACCTTCCAGCACCACGCCCACCGCAAAGATGTTTATACCTAGCTTTCGATGTGAATAGCTTTAGGTACGCCCGATTAACTATTAAGTCCTGCTTCATCCATTCCCTCGAATTTAACTCCGAGTGGTCCGCCGTCTTTTCCGGTTAACTCCTGTTTGCTCGTATCGCTCCAATCTTCTTTGAATCGGTTCTTCATGTTGAAGATGTAAGAAGTCGCATTGAATCCCTCTGAATTAAACGTTGCTTTCCTGCCTCGCATCTCCCACCAAGCCTGAGAATAATAGATTGCTTCTTTTATGGCTGCGGAAAACTCAGGATGAACTTCCTCCCAAAGTGTCATAGTTGAGCGGTTTATATCTAAGTTTAAGCACATCTCAGCTTTAGACATTCCCTCTTTGCCGTATTCGATTACACGCTCGCAATATTCAGGTCTATAATCAGTCGGTCTACCTCCAGCCATAACTTTATTTTTTCAATGTGTACGAAGTTATGGTAATAATTGTTTAGCAACCCATTTGCTACCCGAATTAACATCAATCTTTTCAAAGTCTTCAACTTTTGCAGAATGAGTTCTTTCAATAGTTCCAGCTTCATTTTCTTTAAAATGAACTTCAAATGATGTATTACCTAGCAATTGAATTTCTGATTTAGAAAATGAAAGGTCAACTTTTTTGAATTTATTCTTGCTCATCTCAGTTCTCTTTAATACACCGTTTAACAACTTCGAACTCAGGGAACAGTTCAATCCGAACTTGATAGTAAGTATCTTTCGGTGTTAATGGAAAGCATACGCGCTCAGTAGTCATTGTTACTCTTTTTTCAAGTTTATCCTGTTCGGTATCAATCAAATTCTCGTAGTCAACACCAACGCTTTGAAGTGCCAAACAAGTTATCGCTGTATTTATCCATGATGAATCGAGTACGCCCCAATCAATCATTTTCTGTTTAACCTGCATTTCACTTATCCGAATATTCTTGATGATTACTCGGCTGTCCGTTAGCATCATTCTTCTTCGATTGAATGGTCAGTAGGTCGAGTTAAGTGATTCATTGCATCGGGTGAATCTCTCCAGTTGCCTATCTCAAATTCATTTTCCGTTTGATATCCAAAGTAAAGAATATTAATCGGGTTTTCTTCTTCAGACCGTAACAATGTACAATTCTCGTTAATCCATTCGGCGCATTGTTCTTTCGATTCAAACTTCAATAGATACTTACGCTCAATTATTTCCTGAATGCGAGTTTCAACAAATTCAGCATATCGGGTATCAATCGTTTCAAGTATCTGCTTCACGTCCTTATTATCCTTCAATGCGCCTTTTATTAGGTCATTTCCGAATATTTCAGTAGTCATGTGAATCATTGCGTTACGCTTGGCTTTTTTATTCATGCCCCTACGCTTAACGCTTATCGAACTTGCTGGATTAAGTTTTCTAATTCCCATGAAGCAAATGTAACAAATTTTTTAATTCAAAACGGAAAGAAACTCATCTTCCGATCTAACAATTACATACTCGTGTCCTAATTGACGGCAAACCTTTTCAAACTCTTTCTGCTCGTTTGATTGTTTGCCTATCTCAGTTTTCCATTCAATCCATACTACTTTTCCTTCCGGTTTCAAGTAACACATATCGGCAACACCAGCAACAACACCCATTGCTTTATTCATTGCTCCCTTAATTCCGTTTTGCGAGTTGTTATTAATGGCAAATACTCTATATCTCAAGTCTGGTCTAGCATTCCAAAGATTTACAAACGCTTTAGATTGCATTTGTATCTCAGAAAGGTTGCAGGCTTGTTTTGAGGTTGCAGGCTTGGAAAAATTAGTTGGAGTCATAGTGTGCTGAGAATTAGTAAGTTAAGTGTAAAAGGTTGCAGGTTGCAGGCTAAAAGTGAAAAAACGAGTTAGGGACAGGATATAATATTATGTGTGCGTATAATGTAATATGTGTGCGTGTGTATATGTCCTTACCCTTTATTACTATATTTTTACTTAAGCCTGCAACCTTCTTCTGTATCGCTTGTTATTGTTGGGCTTAAGAGGTTGCAGGCTCTAAAATAGTAGCCTGCAACCTACCTGCAACCTGCAACCGTCTAAAATGCTGCTCCAAATCCTTTGCGAACCAAGTAAACAGTGATAACAGCACCATCTTTCTTCATGCGTTTTGATTCGTAGTTGAGTTTTTTGAGAATTATGCCGACCTTCTGATTCGATAGCGTGTTAATCTTGGAATCAGAAATAAGGTATTGGATAATTGCAGTTATACTCATCCATTCTCCATTCATTTCGCTACCCGGTGAAATACGATCGTAAATCAATTCTTCTTCGATTGAAGATTGCTTGAACGATTCGGTGTTTTCGTTTAGCTTGTCAATCTCATGCTTAAGAATTGAGTAATCAAAACCAGCTTTATAGAGTGAGTATATCTCATGCCATAGCTGTTCTTTGTCGCATTGATTATACAAGTCATGGTCTATTCCATTTATATGAATTGGAATTATGCGCCTGTTGCCCGTTGGATCGTTTAATATCTGCGTTTCATTGCTTGTCCCACAAAATACAGATAACCGCCGCAAATCAACCGAAACACGTCCGTATGGCTCTCTTACGTTTATCCATGCCTTAGAAGTAATTTCTTTCAGTCGCTTTTCTTCTCGTTTTGATTTTCCGCCGTATTCATCATCGAGAATGATTAGCTTCTTTGTCATTAGAATTTCATCATCCTTTCCAGCATCCATTTTAGATTCTGCAAATAGAGGTTGAAGTTTGTTAGGTAGTAAGTATCGAAACCAATGCGTCTTTCCAGTACCTTGAATCTCACCACAAAATACTAGAACCAAAGGCGAGTGGCTTCCGAAAGCTGAAGCTACAACTGAAACGAGCCACTTAGTAACCCATGTATCATAGTTTTCGGTGTCTGTTTTAATTGAGTTAAGAAGTAGCCCCAAGTTTGGTAATAACTCGTCAGGGTGCATCGGTTTATGCTGCGTGAAAAAATCTATTGCAGGGTTATAGGAATCAATACGGTTGCTAAATAAAATTGAGCAAACTAAATCTTTGTTTGCATCTTTAAAAGCAACTTTTGTATCTAAGAAAAGAGAGTTGATATCGCTATCATCAATCGGTTTGCCTTTTAGTTCAACGTTTCTTGAAAGAAGGTTTTTGCGAATCTTGTAAGGCTTAAGGAAAGAAACAATATCATCAACTATGTTTTCTGATTTGTGCTTAATATCCTTTTCAAGTACCTGCTTTATTATTTCTTCACTATCAGATTCATCAATTCCGGCAAACTCTTTTAGTGTTTTTTTGATTTGATCCGGTTTAACTCCAGCCGCCTTTTGTGATGCAGCGGAACGAATTATTTCTTTTGTCTGAGCCGAATAAGTATCTATTCCGTTAATCTTCGCAAGGTGGTAAATAGTTCCAATTGTGGAAAGTTTCGCCTTGCTTTCTGATGAGTTTTTTAAACATGAATCGTACTGCTTATCCGTATCATTTGCGTTGTACTTGGATGAAATAGAACTAAGCACATGGAAATACTCGCGCCCGTTTTCTCCAAACTGACTGATTAAAGAATAGGCAATCGAAACCCATTCAGAGTATTCTTCGCAAAGGTTAATTTGTCTTTCGTTAAACTGGTTGATTATTAAATCAAAATCATTCTTAACGAAAACAACTCGACTAACCTTTTTAGGCTTTACTTTCGGCAAATACTTTTTGAATGTTATTGCCTTTTCGTTAATGTGAATAAACGGATCGAATGAAACGAACCTAGCACGTGAAACGTTCTTTCCTGACTGGTCAACTATAATTTGGTATGTTTCATAAAGATACGCAGCGATTGACTCAAAGGCATCGGCGTGTCTAGTTCCATCAATCTTGAATAAACAGCATAAGCCATTACCTGAAATAGAAACGAAAGCAGCGAAGATATAAGCGTCATGCGAAAGTATCTCTTTAGTAGTATTGGCATTTTCAATATTATCAATATCAATAGCGATAAAACCGGAATGCTTTCTAATTGCAGCATCCTTTCTTTCTTGAAAACTACCTGAAATAGTTACTAATGGGCATTTCTGTTTTTCGGCGGCTCTCTCTTTTTTGTCGTGAATGGTACGAACTTTTAATACTTGGTCTTGCCATGCGCCGGACTTAATACCATTTAGAAATGAATCTAGCGCAACGTCTTGGTCATTGCTATCATGTACATTTTTGTATGCTGAGATTAAGACTTTTTCCATTGTGTGAAATATTTTTTAAGTTCTTCTGTGAGTGTTTCTTCAATCCTTTCGCCATACCAAGCTGAATCCCATTTCTTTTTTTGTTCCTTACACCAGAGCCTTCCAAGTTCGATATTTTTCTCTTTGATAATCTCGAAAGTTTCTTGGTTTAATACTTTAATCGATTGAGCCGCCTGTTTAGCCAACTCTTTCGAGATAAGAAAAAACGAATAAAACACTTTGTACTGCTCATTTTTTTCAATCAATCTTTTTACATCAATCGAATCGGACATTAAAACAAATTCGGTAATTTCTTCTTCAGCAATTACACGTTCAGGAAATGGTGTTTCACAATATGGGCAAACCATAACGCGAGTATGTACCATCGCATCACATTCTTTGCAGGACTTTAACGGTGCAACTCCATTGCCTTTTTTTGGTGGATGGTGAAATATTCCGTTCCAGTCGCGTTTCATTGACCATTGACCGTGAGTAATACAATTACCTCCTAAATCAATTATTGTAAAAGCCTGTTTAATGTAGTGATATCTAGCACCACGCCCACACATCTGAAGCCATAGCGGCATGGATGCAGTAGCTTTGTTTACTATTACCGTTTCAATATCGGGCTGGTCAAATCCCGTAGTTGCAATACCCACGTTACAAAGTATAGCGTCGGGCGTAGCATCGAACCATTCTAAAATCTTTTCGCGGTCTTTCGATGTAGCGTCAAGATGTTTGCAGTTGAATCCAGCCGATAAAAATGCTTGACATACTAAAATCGAATGTTCGACATTACAGTTAAAGATAATCGTTTTACGATTGAGTGAATACTTTTTATAAGCGTTAACGGTAACCTCAACGTATTTAGGATTGCTAAATTCAGAAGCCATTTGTTTTTCATCAAACTCACCTAGCTTCATTTTTAACTTTGCCCTATCAACTGTTTCCTTTGCCCCGTATGTAATTTCATTGCAAAGAAATCCTTTGTCAATTAGTTCTGGAATATCGACACCACATACAATAGAGTTGAAGTAGTTTCTTAATGGGTTTGTTTTCTTGGCTGCAAGTGGTGTAGCTGTGAAGCCGATAATAAACTGAGTATCGAAGTAGTCAATAACCTTAGTGAAATTCCCTAAATGACATTCATCTATGATAACCATTCCAATGTTCTTGAACTGATCCAAACGTTTATAAGCCGTTTCAATCATTGCCACATAAACTGGAGCGGGTGGTATGTGCTTCATTCCGGCTATTACCGATTGAGCATAAATACCATTTGCTTTTAGAATTGATGTTGAGGCTTGTCTTAATAGTTCCTTTCGATGGACAAGGATAAGAACCGACTTGCCTGACTTTTTAATATACCTATCACAAATTGCAGAAAAGCAAACTGTTTTACCTCCTCCAGTAGCGAGTTGAGCAACAATTTTTCGATGGGTAACAAGTGAGAATGAAAGGCTGTGTACGAATTTTTCTTGGTAATCTCGTAGTTGCATAAAAAAACAATTCCGAACAGAGAAAGCCCGGCAGCCCTCCCTATTCGGAATTCAATAAGTTATTAATCCAAGTCGTATGCCGGCACAACTGAACTCCCCAAATATACAAAAT